GAAAACCATGCATATCGATGTTTTCCAATTACGCAGGCTAATGTTCTTGGGTGGAGTCTTTCATGCACAGAGGATATAGTTTTCACTTGGGATGGCATTAACGATCAAACCCCTGATCATGTACAAATTAAAAACCCCCAAGGCAGCTACTCAGGCAGAGGTCAGTCATCAATAAGTCTCAATACTGGGTTGGTTTTTAGAACGGCTGTTGATGTAAGCCTTTTAACAATAAATCCTGTTAATTATTTTAATAATGATTTTGAAACAATATCTAACCTTATTAGCACATCTTTTTTTGACGCTCCACTGCCTTTAGCGCTTAAGGCAAAAAAAATAAATGTTGAAACAATAATAAAAGCAGGAACACCACTTGCAACAATAATCCCTATATCGTTAACAAACTTAAACAATTCAGAAATTAAAATTGAAAAATACTCAGATCCAAAAATGTTAAGACATCAAGCAAATAGTAATTATGGATCAGCAATTAGATCAATAAATTTATCTGGTAAATTTGCCAATTGGTATAGAGATGCAGTGAATGAAAAAAAGCAGTCTTTGGGATCTCATGAGGTAAAAGTGTTAAGACTTCATGTAAGAGATAATACATAGGAGCATTGTTGGTATGAGTACTTCAAAATCTTCTTTGGTTGTCAGAAAGCCTTCAATAACTCCATCTGGATTTTTTGGTAAAGGAGTGGAGAATATTGTTGAATTAGAAAATTTTATGACACAAAAAGAAATAAAATTTTTAGAAGAGTCTGCAAAATCTTTGACAATATGGGATGTGACGGAAACTCATGTAAACCAAAATGGAACAGTAGTCTACGATTCTGATTACTGGAAGGACAGGGTTGCAACACAATCTACGCTAGATAAAAATAATCCTTCCATATCCCCGGTTATTAATGGTTTATTTCAAAGATTAAAACCCATTGTTGAAGACTTTTATAAAGTGAAAGCAATTCCAACTAGAGCAGCTATTGTTAAGTGGCTCCCCGGACAGTTCCAGAAGCCTCATGCCGACAAAGAGTTGCACGAAGGTCCAGATGCTGGTCTTCCAAATGATTTTCCAAATTACGATCTATCAAGTTTGTTTTATTTAAATGATGATTATGAAGGTGGGGAGTTATATTTTCCCAACCAAGGGGTGAAGTTTAAACCAAAAAAAGGTGCAGCATACTTCTTTCCAGGGGATATGCAATATATTCATGGAGTTACAGAGGTAAAAAGTGGTGTAAGATATACATGCCCATTCTTTTGGCAAATAGTTGAACATACTGGAGATAGACAGCCATGATTGAATTTGAAAAATTAACAGAAAAAGTACATATATACAAAAATCTGCTGCCAGATTATGAAGAGTTGGTTCTTTTGTTAAAGAACTCACAAATTGATTCTAGTAATACTTTTTTCTTTAAAGATTGGCGACAATGGGATAAGTTTGGGAAATATGTTTACGATATTGAAAAAGAAAACAATATCAAAGAAGAAGATATAAAAAAAAATCTCTTACTCTTTAATCAAGAGAAATATTTTATAGACAAAATTAACAAAAACTTTTATTTATCAACTAATCACTATTTAGAATTCCATAGTGTTCGTAAAAATGATGATTGGGAGAAGATGGGTCCATCTTTTGCAAAATATGAGATTACTAAAAAAGAAGAAGAAAACGCAATGGTTTATCACACCGATTATCAAAAAGATAGATCAGGCGACACTAAAAATTTTGCTATTACATGCACAATGTATTTAAATGATGACTATGATGGGGGTGAGTTGATTTTTAAAATAAGAGATCAGTACATTATGTACAAACCAAAAGCCGGTGATATAATGGTATTCCCATCAGGTCATCCAGATATTCTTTCTGAAGACTGTCAGTATGAACATGCAGTTACAAAAGTTAGTGGGGCAGAGAAGTACTTTATAAGGTGCTTCTATAAAGCGTAGGAGGCACATGTTTTCAGATAATCCAAACATATTGCAGCTAGAGGAAAAAATTTTTTGGTATAAAAACTTTATATCAAATGATCAAGTTGATCTGATTAATTCAATAGTTTACAAAGAAAACAGCTTATACAATCATTGGTTTGAAAATATGGAATTTAAGCTCACAGATCATGTTAGAGAGCTCGTTCCTGTTTGGAATAAAATTTCAGAGTTTATTTATCCAGAATATGTGATTCATCCATTGGCAAACATGATGTATTTTGGAGAAGGGAGTCAGATGCTTCCACATTGCGACAGCCCTGGTGAAGACATGACCGAAAGCCTTACAGTGCCAGATGTCTGGGGGACATGCTGTGTGCTCTCATGGGGTGTTTGCGTATACTTTGGCGAATTTTCTGGCGGAGAAGTTTATTATCCAAAACAAAATATTGAAATACCTGTTCAACCAGGTGACTTAGTTATTCATGGAGCCCTGAGATCTCATGAGCATGGGGTGAGAGCAGTGAGGAGTGGAGTCAGGTATGTTTTTTCAAACTTTTCTTTAAAACCAGAAAAGAATCCAGGATCTTTTTATAATTATGGAACAAAAGAAAACGAAGAGAGGCAGAAAAATATTGATCTTTGGATGCAACCTTTGAAAGACAATGAAAAATCTGTTGTTTTGCCAGACCTAGAAAAATATTCTTAAGATGAATCACTATTCAAATTTGCAAATTAATACAAATATAAAAATTTTTGGATTTACAATAAATCCTCCTAAAAATGAGGAACAATTAAAAAATATTCTTTATGGATTAACCAATAGCTATGAAAAAAAACATATTTGTGATTTTAGTGAAAATAGCGATGTTGTTCATGTCAATCCTTTTATTGAGCAAAAAATTCATTTTGATCAAATAAGTGTAAAAAAAATAGACTTTAAACAAACATGCACCCTGGTAGGATTTTTACCATTAAATAATGGTTATGTGGTTATTAGAATAAAATTAAACACTTATCCTTGCGAGGTCGGCGTTCATATTTTTTTGAACGAGAAAGTGGAAGACATTGACCTTGTAATAGACCACCTCTCCGCCCCGGCTCTTTTAAATTCAAAAAATGCAAATGCTGATGGGATGGAACTATTTGATATAGATTATTCAATTACATATGAATCTGAAAAAAATAATAAAATTAATAAACACGATAAAAACATCTATCCGGAAAGAACAGACTGGAGGGGTGAGAATAAAAACTATCTGCACAACATAGAATGTTTCTTTTGTAGAGAAGATGCGGGTTTTGTGTCTATTCATGGGCACCCCGCAAGATCAGTGTTGGTGTGCGAAATTCACAAAAATTATGTAGAGGACAAAAAGTCTAAACAATTTACAGTTAATTATAAAAATAATGAAAAGTATTTAACAACAAAATTTGTTATAAATGATGAAATTTATAGCAAAAATATTAAAAAAGAAAACAAGGATGTATGATTAAATTATGAAAAATAAAATTATTAGTGAAATAAATGAATCTAATTTTGTATTTCTTCAAAACGATGTCATCCCTGAAACAAGTCTCGGTGTTGCAACTAATAAAATTGTAGAAATTCCAAATTTTTTAGATAAAGAACTTGTTCCAAACATTATTCAATTTTTTGAAGAATGCAATATAAAGTGGGGGGACATTGCATTTTATGGTTCTTCTGGTAAAGCAATATCTACTGACGACAGTACTATGCAGCAATTTGGTCTTCCCAATAATTTTTTTGAGAATCTTAAATTAAAATTTCAAGAATCTGTGGAAAAAGTGTTTGAAAGAAAAGTAAGACCAAATACATCTCATGCTCAAAAATGGGATGTTGGCGGTTTTGCAAACCCCCATTCCGATAATTCAGATCATTCAGGAGTTCCAAATGCATTTGAAATTAATAAGTATGTTGGAATTCTTTATTTAAATGGAGATTATGAAGGCGGGGAGTTATATTTTTGTGATAAAAGTAATAATTTAAAACCCTATTTATCTTTTAAACCAAATGCTTTATCTTATTATGTTTTTCCGGGTGGTGTTGAAAACATTCACGGTGTTACTGAAATAACAAAAGGGGTCAGGTACACAATGGTGTCATTTTGGGATTATGCTGAAATTGAATACAGTGAAGAGACAAAAAAGAAATGGAAGGAAGAAGAAGCGCTTGTAAGAAGCCAGCAGGCAAGGCAAAAGGAGGAGTGGGCAAAAGGTAATATACATGCGTGAATACGAAATCTTCTCCAGTAAAATTCTTTACATTAAAAACGCCCTACCCAATTCAGATAATTTAATTAATGAATTAGAAAGAACAAATGAGACAATTAAACAATCAGATGCTATTTCAAAATGGACAGTGTGGAATTCTAGCGATGGTTCTTATATTTTTGGAAATACAAAAAAAACTAATTCTTCTATGATTGTCATAAGCCAAACAGCAATTATTGATATATTTAGAAAACTGCATTCTGCGATGGAAGAGTCTTTTGAATTATACAGAAACACTATTGAAAACAATATTGGTTATTTTTCCGAACTGGGTATAAGCAAATACTTTACTGGTGCCAGTATGGGCAGCCACGTCGATGTTGATCCAGGCAGAGATGTCTTTAAAGAAACTATATCTGGAATATTGTATCTTAATGATAACTATTCTGGCGGGGAGCTAAATTTCCAAGAACAATCTGTTTTTATTAAGCCCTCTTCAGGCAGTGCGGTGCTTTTCCCATCAACACCACCATTTTTTCATGAATCAAAAAGAATAAAATCTGGCGTTAAATACATATGCACTGCTTTTGGCTCATTATAAAAATGTTGTAATATAATATTAAATAAATTATAATTATTGTATGAAAACAATATTTGGGATACTATTTGTATCCTTAACTCTTTCCTCATGTGGTTATGAAGGTCGTTATCGTTATGAATGTCAAGACCCCGCAAACTGGGAAAGTAGCGAATGCAACCCGCCCGAATGTAAAGTGACGGGTACATGCACAACGGACATTATCGGATTTGATCCAAATGAACAATCCGAAGGAGGGACCAATGAATAATAAATATACCCCAGAAGACCTTGATGCAAGGTTAAGATTTGTTATTGGCTGTGTGTTGGGCGCAGTACTCTTTACAACGACATTAGCCATTCTATATGCTCTCGTTTTTGTTTCTCAACCAATTGGTGCACAAGCAGAAAATGACAAAATGTTCTTTAGCGTTCTTTCAAGCATTGCCACATTTATTACCGGCACATTGGCTGGTTTGATGATTTCTAATGTAAAAGGAAAGCAGGCACAGGAAGAAGAGGCTGATATTCCAGTAGAGGAATAATGAAAATCAACTTTAGAAAAGGCTGGTGGACAGCTCTGCCTTTGGCGGTTATTGCTTTAATAACAATTCCAACCGTAGATGCTTCTTCTACACAAGAGCCCATAGCAAATGCTGGCTTTGAAGATAATTCATTTACTGGCTGGTCTAGGGGGGCTCAAACAGGCAATTTAGGATCTGCAATAAATGGCAATGGTACTGGTGTAACTATTTTTAGCGGTCCAAAAACTTTTAGTCATCCATCACATCCAGCAGTAGGTAGTGCTACAAGAAATGGCGCTCCCAATCCATACTATGCCCCAGCGGTATCGGCAGGAAGCTGGACATTCTCCCCAAGCAATGCCTCATACGCTGCTTTGCTGCAACCAAGGAATGAGCAAAATTTTTCTCAAGCAATGACAGCCCTTGGCTTATCTGGATCCCCACAAACAGCAATACAAGCACAATTAACAGCAGATGCGCAAGCTGCCGCAAATGGAGGACAGTCCAATCCAACTGATGCTGCATGGATTACTCGTGAAGTTCAATTGACTTCTGGAATTACTTATACGATGTCTTGGAACTATTTGGGTACTGATTATGTTCCATTTAATGATGGTTCATTAACTTCGCTTGTTGCTGTCTCTACACCATCAACTCCGACAATAACAGTTAATAATTTTAATCGCTCATATGCACTTCTTGGATTTACAAATCCGGGAACTGGAGATTACTCTGTAAACTCATATGGCTCTACTGGTTGGCAAACATCAACTTATGAAGTTTCAGTAAGTGGTACATATAAACTTGGCTTTGCTGTTTTTAATCTTGGAGATACAGCCCTATCTCCAGTATTAATGATTGACAATGCAATAGGTGATACTCAGCGATGTGTTCCTGCAGGTAGCAATTGCACGACCTTTGGTGGAGTTGCCCCGAATAATGAAACAGCTCCAACTGTAGCACCTACAACAACTATCACTTCTACTACAACTACGACTACTTCCACAACTACTACTGTTCCGCCGACTACAACAACGACGGTTGCGCCATATTACAACGCAGTCACAAATCTCACTGCTGTAGCAAACGCAGATGGAAGCATAGACCTTGACTGGGATGCTCCAGCATCAAGCAACTTAAATGTCTACGGCTACTCAGTTAGTTTTTACGACCTTGATGAAATTGGCGGAACAACGTCAGGTGGCTGGGGTGTGTGGACTAATCAAGGCACCAACTACTCGCTAAGTACTGGAATGTTTTCTGGAAGCAACCCCGTAACTACTGGATTTGGACCTGTGCGCTTTGGCATTAAAGCGGGAAATCAAAGTTGCTTCTCCAGCGAAGGCATAGGTCCGTGTGTATACGGACCCGAAGTAACTGTTGATGCAACTGTTATTGACCCTAATTCAACTACAACTACCACAACAACTACAACTGTTGCTCCTCAAACAACCTCAACGACTTCTTCAACGACTTCCACAACGACAGTCCCTGAAACAACATCTTCAACCAGTACCACAACAACATCGCCTCCCCAGACTACTACTACAACCGTTTATGTGCCAACAGTCACGACAACAACTGAACCTGAGCCTGAAGAAGAACCAGAAACTACTACAACGACTGAGCCAGAAGTTACTACGACAACTGAGCCTGAGTTTATTCAACCGGAGGATGAAGAGGAGGCTCAGCCTGTTGAGCCTGAAACGACCCTTCCTGATTATCCAGAAGAAGAACAAGAAGGAGAACAGCAGCCAGAACCGATATCCCCAGAAGAAACGACAGAGCAAGATACAGAATCACAAGAGACTATAGTAACACAAGAAGAATTTGAAAGTATTATTGAAGATATATCTTCTGAAGAAATTCAGGCAGAAGATGTAATAGAGGTAATTGATAATCTCAATTCAGAACAACTTACAGAAGTTTTAGAATCTATAGGTATAGAGCAATTAACAGAAGTAATTGATGAATTATCAGAAGAGCAAACCCTTGATCTTGTTGAAAATATTGAATCCGTAGAAGCTTTAGATAATGTTATTAATGCAATTGCTGATTCGGAAGAACCAATTGAGGCATCTGTTGCAGTAGCAATTATTTTAAATGATAACTTTACAGAGATATCTACTGAGGCAGCCCAAGAGGTTTTTGCAAATGTTGATGCTGATTCTTTTACTGATGAACAAAAAGAGGAACTCTCTGAGGCTCTTACGGAAGCTCCTGATGAAATCAAAGAGGCTTTTGAAGAGGAAATTGATGTTTATGGCGGAGGTTTTGATACTTATGTTCCAACAGGATCAAGCATTGATGTTGGCGCAAGAAAAACAGTTATCGCTGCAGTTGCAACATTAACAGCAACGGTTGCCGTTACTGGCGCTGCCGGAGCGTCACCAACAGCACCAGCAGGAGGCTCAGGAGGCGGTTCTGGAGGCTCAGGAGGCTCTTCTAATCCAAGTTCTGGCTCAGAAGGTCGTTCACGAAAAGAAGAAGAGGGGAGTGAGCCAGCAGGTGAAATTGTTGATGCTGAAGGTGAGGATGATGAGCATTATGCTAAAAATAGCATTTACGAGTATTATATAAAGGAGGGAATTGAAATGAAGAAATTTAACTGGTCTGGTTTTATAAACAAACTTTGGAATATAACTGCCGGGTTAGCATTTACTCTTGCAGGTAGTTATGTTGTTTATATTACCCTCTCTGGCGCAACGCAAAGAGCGGCGGGTATTGCTACCCTAATTGCAATATTTATCCACTATACTCACAATATCTTTAAAAACGATATTAACTGATCCAGTTTCCTTATCACAAACAATGGGGTATAATAGAATTATACCCATTGGGGTAGGGAGGTGATCATGTCTACTAAGTCACAAAACTTAGATCAAGCACTTAAGGGAGGCGCACTCGGCGTTTGGGTCTGGCTGGCTACTGTTCAGCTAAATCTTGACGGTGAAGTAGTTGCCGTATTAACACCGGCAATTGCCTACGGACTTGCATGGTTATCAACAAGAGTTGGCGATCCAACAGTTGCTTCTTTCTTAGCAAAGAAGCCTGCGGAAAAGCCCGCTGTTAAAAAGAAGGCATAAGCGATGGAACAGGTCAAAAATATTTGCCTTCGTATATTGGCGACCTTTTCTGCCTCGGGACTTGGAGTTATCGGGGCGGGTACAATTGCTGGCGTTCCTGTTTGGAAGGCGGTTTTTATGGCAGGGATTGCTGGCGTTGCTACCGTTGTTGAAGGTTTATCACGTGAGTTCTTAGATGATGGTAAACTAGATATGGATGAAATCAATGAAGTCTTCAGTAAAGTCGATAAGAAAGCAGTTAAGAAAGAGGAGGAATTCTAAAATGAGCGTTAAATGGAATATTATTGCACCAGTCAAAAAGCCTGCAGATCTTGAAGGCATTGCACCTGGGAAGTTGCCAGAAAAACTTTTGAAGCCAATTAAGGGTGGCGGTAAGTTGCACTGGAGAGCTGCAGATGCATGGGAGGCAATGGTTGAGGCTGCCAAAGTTGATGGCATTGAATTAAAGCCGGTTTCTGCTGGGGATACATATCGCTCATTTGAATCTCAATTAATGGCATTTAGACAGAGATATCAGAAAGAGCCAATTGCTGGAGCTCAGACAAGAACTTTTGAAGGGATTAAGTGGTACAAGAAAGATCCTAAGCTAGCCAGCCTTGCTGCACCTGGTACATCGCAGCATAATAGCGGATTGGCAGTTGATGTTCATACTGCCGCTGAGCCAAAGCGTTTAGATTGGCTTATTGACAATGTTCGTAAGTTTGGGTTTAGCTGGGAAGTTGTTCCAGAAGAACCTTGGCACTTGCGCTATACAGAGGGTGATAATCCACCTGCTGCTGTGATTGAATTTATTACAAAGAGAGATGGGCAAGCGCCCGCACAGCCAGCATCTGTCGCTAAAACTTCAGTTGATGAAGGTAAAATAAAAGAAGAGGCAAAAACTCTTCCTGTACTTACAAAGGGCAATAAAGGGCAGGCGATTAGAAGAGCCCAAAGATTGCTCGACAAGCATGGTTTTAATTGCAAAGATGATGGAGATTTTGGAGCCAAGACGGAAGGCTTGGTCAAGAGCTTTCAATTAAGTCGTGGTATAGAATCTAACGGAATTATTAACCAGGCTACCTGGGAAGCATTGCTGGGTTAATCAATCTTTGCTAATATCTTATAGGAGATATTATGCCGGCAACTAGAAATATAGAGATTTATCAAGGCGATACTTATGCCCATCAACTTGTATTGAAGAATAATGCCAATGCGGTAATAAATATTACTTCTAGAGCTTATTCTGGTCAAATTAGGAAGAGGCGGTCGTCAGACACAATAACTGCTACATTTAATGTAGAAATTACAGATGGTGCTAATGGAGTTGTTGTATTTACTTTATTGCCAAATATTACTGCAAATCTTAGATCAGGTGTTTATGTTTACGATTTTCAAGAAGTAAATGGATCAACAGTTACCACTATTTTAACAGGAAATGCTACTGTTACTGGTGAGGTAACTAGGTAATGGCTGATATTACAACACTGCAATTAACAACTACGCAAGCCTCAAATGTCTCCATAACTACCAATACTACCGTTTTAACACAAAGTAGTGGTACAATTAATTTAGCAAGTTTAATTTTAAGCAATACAGCACCAGCTGATGTAGCAAGAACTGCAAATGCTGGAGTAAGTAATATTGCAGCTAGATCAGACCATGTTCATAGCGCTGGAGATTTATTGCTTGATGGAGGAAATTATTAATGGCTAATAAAATTAGAATTAAGCGTAGAGCGTCAGGCAGCGCAGGAGCGCCAACAAGTTTAGAGAATGCAGAATTAGCATTTAACGAAGTAGATGATGTTCTTTACTATGGTGAAGGAACTGGCGGTGTTGATGGCACAGCCACAACAGTTATTGCCATTGGCGGCTCAGGTGCATTTGTAACTCTTGCATCGGATCAAACAATATCTGGCAACAAAACAATTAATGGCAATGTAATTATTAATGGCACAACATCAGTTGCTACTCCAACAGCTAACGCCCATGCTGCTACAAAACTTTATGTTGATACTGCAGTTTCAAGTGCAAGTTCAACCTTTACAGCTGCCGGCGATACAGGTAATGTTTCTATTTCCGGTGGAGATACATTTACAATTGCTGGTGGTACTGGATTAACATCTGTTGCTGCTGCAACAGATACTGTTACAATTAATCTTGACAACACAGCAGTCACTGCTGCCTCGTATGGTGGCGCAGGTACTGTTGGAACATTCACAGTCGATGCACAAGGTCGCTTGACAGCTGCTGCAAATGCAACAATTTCTATTTCTTCTTCGGCAGTTACGGATTTTACAGAAGCTACGCAAGATGTTGCTGCTGGATTGCTCACTAACGGAACACACAGCGGAATTGCAGCAACATATGATGATGCAAATGCAAAAGTAAATCTTGACGTTGCAGACTTCACAATCACCCTTAGTGGGGATTTGACGGGTAGTGCAACTATTACAAATCTTGCAAATGCAACTCTTACTGCGACAATAGCCGCAGATTCAGTTGCACTTGGTACAGATACGACTGGCAACTATGTCGGCTCTGTTGCTGCTGGCACAGGCGTTTCCGTCTCCAACACCAATGTTGAAGGTGGAACATTTACGGTTGACTTGGCGAACACAGCGGTAACTGCTGGCTCTTATGGATCAGCGGGTTCTGTTGGAACATTTACGGTTGATGCACAAGGTCGTTTGACAGCGGCATCTAATTCAACAATTTCAATTACTGCATCACAAATCAGTGACAGAGCAACCAATCTTGTTACAGGTCTAACTGGAACAGCAAATGAAATTGCGGTGTCAAACTCAGGCGTTGGTGCTGTTACATTGAGCCTTCCAGCCAATGTTACTATTTCAAACAACCTTGTAGTTACTGGTGATTTGACAGTTAATGGCAATACTACAACGCTCAACACAGCAACTCTTGTTGTTGAGGACAAGAATGTTGTTCTTGCTAGCGTTGAAACGCCAACAGACACAACTGCCGATGGCGCTGGTATTACAATCAAGGGCGCAACTGATAAGACATTCAACTGGATTGATGCAACAGACTCCTTTACGGCATCTGAGCATATCAATCTTGCTTCAACAAAAGTATTTAAGATTGCCGGGACAACTGTTCTTAGCGGAACAAATCTTGACAATGTTACTGTCGATGGTGGTACATTCTAAGGAGTCTTGAATGGCTAATGTTGTTAAAATTAAAAGATCAGGCACAGCGAATACTGCTCCAACATCTCTAGAATATGGAGAGTTGGCAATCAATTATGCTGACGGACTTTTATTTTTTAAAGATTCTTCCAACACTATTGTCTCTTTTGACATCAGTGGAACTTTTAACATAACTGAAATTGGTGGGGATTTAAAGAACCTTGAAGTATCTGTCGCTATGCAAACCTTTTAAGGGCTAGAACTCATTTTCTGGTACAATTGAATATTATGGATGATGTCAAAATCAATACAAGTAAAACTCTTACACTGACACTTCCAAGTGACCCTGTAAGCAATGTTGTTTCTGTAAGCCTTTATCATGAATTTGGCTCACTTGTATCTGGTCCAACAAATGCAACAAGAACAGGTACTGGTGTTTATACAATAACATATGGTCAACAGGCTTCTGGTATTTATGTTTTAAATAGTGCCGGGAGGTATAGAGTTGATTTTACATACACAATTTCTGGAACGAGCTATACGCAATCTCAATATATTAATGTGTACACACCGTATGTTGATATCGACACCTTCTTTACAGACCATCCTGATTTAGAAAATGATTACTATGAAAAATTTGATAAAATGGAAAAACGTGTAAGGAACATAATTAATACTTTTTGTGGTCAATCTTTTGACTATTATCCAAATAAATATATTGAAATTTCTGGTTCCGGTAAAAACACACTTCACTTGCCGCATCCAATTAGCGGATTAACAAAAGTAACAGTAAATGTTGGAGATGAAGATCAAACAGTAATTCATGATTCTACAGATGCTACTTTAAATAACATTGAAAAGTCTAAAGAACCTCACAATTTTCAATCAAGCTACTATATTCAATTTAAGAGATCTTTTCTCGATAGTGTGCAGACTTTAATAGTTTCATCAAAATTTGATGAAGGTGATGATTATAAAATTGAAGGTGATTTTGGATGGAAATATGTTCCTGACAATATCGTGCAAGCTGCTGATTTATTATTAGAAGATATGATGAATGGTGATTCTGATTATAGAAGGCATGGCATGACAACTGTTGATATGGATATCCTTAAATATCAAGTTAAGGATTCATTCTATGAATCAACAGGTAATATTGAAGCAGATGTATTGCTTATGGATTACACGCTTTTCGTGATGGATTATGTGGTTTAAATGTCCTATCAAACTTTTTTTCGCTTTGCGCACAAATGCGATATTTACACAAAAACAACAGCTACAAATGCTGCCGGTCAAGAGTATGCAACG